GAGCCGTTCCTTGTGGCTTGCATCTTTCAGCGTCCGGCGCTTTACGCGCGGGAATCCGATGGTGGCAGGTGTCCAGTGATAAACCGCTCCGGGCGACGCTTTTTGAAGTCGATGGATTCACGCAGTACATCCGCCGGAAGGGGAAGCAGATGGAAGTGCTCAAGCCGAAGCGCGGCTATGTGGCGGTTGTGGCGTCCTCGGTGGTCGATGGGACGGAGATTATGGAATACCGAAACTATCCCGGATTCCCGGTCATCCCAATGTATGCGAATCGCGCGAAACAGTCTGAGTTCGTCGGCATGCGGGAGAAAATTGACTGTTATGATCTCATTTCTTCCGGATTTGCAAACACCGTGGATGAAGCGTCTATTATTTATTGGACGATCTCCAATGCTGGCGGCATGGATGAAATCGATATGGCGAAGTTTAAGGATTCCATGCGCAAGCTCGGCGTTGCGATGGTCGATGAAGATGGGGCAAAGGTTGACGCCCACACGCTGACAGTTCCGGTCGACGCGCGAGAATCACTTCTGAATCGCCTGAATGACGATCTGTACCGCGATGCGCAAATGCTCGATGTGAAATCGCTTCAGGGCGGGCAAAAAACAGCGACGGAGATTCGCGCGGCATATCAGCCGATGGACAATAAGGTTGACCAGTTTGAATATTGCGTGCGGGACTTCCTGCACCTACTCTTTGAGATCGTCGGAATTGATGATGATCCGTCCTTCGTCCGGTCGAAGATAGTCAACCAGCTCGAGGAAACACAGATGATTCTTATGGCGGCGGCATATTTGGATGATGAAACCGTTCTGAATAAGCTGCCGTGGTTGACGCCAGACGAAGTTGAGAAGATCATGCAGCGAAGAGAAAACGCGGATATTTCCAGAGAAGACTTTGATGACGGAGGTGGCAACGATGAAATCCAAGATCAGGAATGATTTGGCCGTGACTGTCGATGGTGTCGATCTCACAACGATTTCGAAACCAGAGTTCTACGTCCGTCAGGCAAATAAGTTTTTTCAGTACACCCCTGAAATTGTTGATGAAAAAACGATGGTTGTCCGCATCCCGTTTGAGGATGCAATGCAGCTGACACCAAAGAAAATTGTGAATGGCCTGAAATCTCCGCCGTGCATGGTACAATTCGCATTTACAAGGGAAAATGGCACACCGGACTATTCAGAAAAACTTGAGGTTGACGTGGAAGACCTCCTGAAAACGGAGGGGTACCAATGATCAGACTGAAAGTGAAAGGTGAACCGGTAAGGTTAAAAGTCGAACAGGCTAAAACGGTTCCGGTATCAGGCGGCGGCAACGTATCATCTGCGCAGATCAACACCATTGTAGTCCTCGATCGGGCGGAATATGACGCGCTGGCCGTCAAGGACGCAAAGACACTGTATCTGATTCGGGGGTGACGGAATGATCACAGTCGGAGAAGAACAGCTCAAGGAGTTGTTTGTCGGTGAGATGGGCATTAAGAAGGCCTGCATCGGCGAAGAACCCATCTATACCCGCCCGGGCGGATATTTATACATAGAACTGAGCGAAAAGAAAGGGGCATAACCTATGGCAAGTTTTTTCAATCTAATTCTTGATACGCTTGCACCGTCTGGGCTGACACTGAAGCTCAACAGCGGCGCGACGTATGCAACCAGCAACACCGTCACCGCAACGATCACGCTGACGGATGAAACCAAGACCGGCTACCAGATGAAGCTCTGGGGCATCAAGGCGGCTGCAACGGAAGCGGACGCATCGTGGGAGACCTTCGCGGCCAGCAAGTCTATCGTCCTGACGGAAGGCGATGGCCTGAAAACCGTACATATCAAGGTGCGGGATGACGTCGGCAACGAAACGGCCGCGGTCACAGCGTCTATCACGGTCAACACGGCAGTTCCGGTGATAACGATCACTGGCCCAGACAAGACCAGAATCTCCAAAGTCTCCGGCTTCGACACCTGCGCGTTCTCCTTCACATCCGACGTGGACTTCGAGGAATACACGGTGCGTGTCGTGCCGAGCACCAGCAGTCTCCACGATGCCGGTACGCAGATCCCGGCCACTGGCGGTTCCAGCAACACCAGCGGCACGGCTGGCGGCTACAAGAAGGCCACGGCGATCAATGTAACCATCAAGGGCGCTGACCTTGCGACTGCCTCCTCCGGCGACGGCACGAAGATCATCAAGGTCTTTGTCAAGAACGCCGCCGGGACTTGGAGCGTGGCATAATGGCCGCGCCGGGACTGACGTTCACCATCACGGGAAATAAGATTTCGGCAGTCTCGGGTTTCGATTCCATCACCGTCAAGTTCTCGTCGGACATCGCCTACACGGCCTTTGAATGCCGCGCGACGAAAACCGGCGAGGACTGGGGGCGAGGCAAAGGAGCGCTCATTGCGTCCTTTTCCCAGACCCCGGCGGGGACGGAGCGAACCTTTGAGGTCTACGACGATTTTCTCTTGAGCGGTGACGGAGAATATCGAATCTCCCTCTACGCACAGGGCGCGGATGGAAGTTGGAACGACAACTATGGTTTTGTGCCGTCCGGCACGACCAAGACCATGCTGACGGCAGACGGCAAGGAATTTCTCTGCATGAAGGAGTGATTTTATGGCAGACCAGTACAACAGTGCGCACACCGGCGCAGAGATCGATCAGGCGGTGTCTGACGTTCAGAACAACAAGGACGCATGGAGCGCGAAGGAGCTGCCCGCGGTCACTGCTTCGGACAATGGAAAATTCCTGCGTGTTGTGTCCGGTGCATGGGCGGCTGTAGAGATCGCAAACGCGAATGGAGGTAGCTTCTGATGGAGTACCTAACAAACACAACTGACCTGACAAAGGTTGCGTCAGCTATCCGGGAGAAGGGCGGCACATCTGACCCACTGGTCTATCCGGACGGATTTGTTATGGCCATTGGGAACATTCAGACTGGAGGCGGCTCCGTAGCTGGCGCACCCGGTGACATTACATTTTATGACTACGATGGCACGATCGTCACGTCTTGGACGCTGGCAGAATTGGCAACAAAGACCGCACTACCAGATTATCCATCGCATGAAGGGCTTACCTGTCAGGGCTGGAACTGGTCTCTTGCTAACCTCAAGACCACAAATCGCAAGATGAATGTCGGTGCAATGTATATCACGGATGATGGTAAGACAAGAATCTACATCCGGCTGGAAGAAGGGCGCACATCTCCGATGCTTGGTGTTTGTCCGAATGGCACTGTTACAGTGGACTGGGGTGATGGAACCACGCCAGATACGCTGACAGGAACAAGCATAACGTCTGTAAAATGGACACCGAATCATGCTTATGCTACTCCGGGCGAGTATGTGATCAAGCTGACGGTTGATGGAACGATGGGCTTGAATAGCGACTCTGAAGATGAATCGTATAGTTCAATTCTTCGGTATTCATCTGGTTCCGACACTCGTAATTCCGTTTACCAAAACAGTGTACAGAAAATCGAACTTGGAAACGGTATAACAGGTATTGGCAATCAGGCGTTTCGCAATTGCCGTTCCCTTGCATCGATTACAATTCCAAGCGGTGTAACAAGCATTGAAATTTCTGCGTTCTACTATTGCTGTCCCCTTGCATCAATTACAATTCCTGATGGTGTAACAAGTATCGGAGATAGTGCGTTCAGCGAGTGCAGCTCCCTTGCATCGATTACAATTCCAAATGGGGTAACAAGCATTGGAGGTTCTGCGTTTTACAATTGTAGGTCTCTTGCGTCGATTACAATTCCTGATGGAGTAACAAGTATCGGACGTCAGACGTTCTACTATTGCTATTCCCTTGAATCGATTACAATTCCTGATGGAGTAACAGACATTGGAAATTATGCGTTCGATGATTGCGTCTCCCTTGCATCGATTACAATTCCAAATGGAGTCACAACCATTAAAAGTTCCGCGTTCGCTAATTGCGAATCCCTTGCGTCGATTACAATTCCAAATGGGGTAACAAGCATTAAAACTTATGCGTTCTACTATTGCGGCGGTATTGCTTTTTATGATTTCAGCAATCACACGTCAGTACCGGCCCTTTCAAGCACCACTGCTTTCCAAGAAATCGCCGCAGACTGTCAAATCCGTGTTCCAGCGGCACTTGTGGATACATGGAAAGCAGCTACAAACTGGTCAACCTATGCAAGCTATATCGTGGGGGTGTAAAAATGATTCAAAGAGAATTTTATGCACAGCGTAAGGATGGTGTAAAGCTATACCGTACCTATTCTGATGCAGGAATGATGATTCGACAGAATGAGACTGGCGTGGAATATACAGAGGCTATCGATGTTGAGGACGCACCATATACCTACACGGAGACGGAAACGCCGATTGAAACGCCGGAGATGACTACAGAAGAACGTTTGCAAGACGCTGAGACGGCACTAGGAATCATATTTGGGGAGGCGGAATGATGAGCTATACAGAAAGGGCAAGAGCACTACGGCCCTATATCGTCAAGGCTTCAGCCAGTCTGACGGATGCAGACGCCTTAAAGGCGATGGAGCTGTATGACCGCTGGGCGGCAGGAATGGCCGTGGAGGTCAACGACCGGCTGGTCTATGCAGACAGGCTCTATCGCGTGACACAGGCCCACACGACACAGGAGGGCTGGGAGCCGGACAAAGTCCCGGCGCTGTTTACCGTCATCGACGAGACCCACGCGGGCACACAGGACGACCCCATCCCCGCCGCGAAGGGCATGGAGTACACCTACGGCCTGTATTACACCGATCCGGAGGACGGCAAGCTCTACCGCTGCGAACGGACGGGCGAGCAGCCGGGCGGCAAGGTGACGCTGCAGTTTTTGCCCCATGAGCTGGTGGGATTGTACTTTACGGAAGTGTAATAACGGAGGTGTGCGGTGGACTACGGGCATAAAATGACGGATAAAGAGCTTCAGAAGCTCGAAAAAAAAATTTCATCTGCTTACCGTGCCGCACAGCGCGAGCTTGATAAAACCATCAAGGAATATTTCGAACAATTCCGTCTGCGGGACGAAGCAGAGAAAAAACGTGTTGAGGCTGGAGAGGTTACGCAGCAGGAATACACACAATGGAGGCTGGCACAAATAGGGCGCGGAAAACGATTTTCGGCGCTTCGCGATAAATGTGCAGAGAGAATCACGAAAGCACATGAGATCGCCGTTGCGTATGTCAACGATGCGACACCGGGCATCTATTCGCTGAACCGGAATTATTCGGCGTATCAGATCGAGCAGACAGGCGCGAACGTGGATTTTACCTTGTGGAATGAAGCCACGGTGCGTCGGCTCCTTATCGAGAATCCAGAACTTATGCCATACTACCCGCCCAAACGGGCCGTAAAGCGCGGCATTGATCTTGCGTATGGGCGCAGGCAGATCACGGCCAGCGTGACAAGTTCCATCCTGCAAGGGAAGAGCATTGGCGGGATCGCGGACGATCTCCAATCCAGAATCTATACAATGGATAGAGAATCTGCGATCAGAACGGCAAGAACGGCTGTAACTGGTGCGCAGAATGCGGGGCGTCAGGATGCGTGCGAGGCCGCACACAAAATGGGGATCGAAATAAAGAAGCAGTGGGTCGCCACGCTTGACGGAAGAACGCGCCGTTCGCATGCGCATCTCGACGGAGAGACGGTTGACTATGATGATGTTTTTTCAAATGGTTGTCGCTTCCCCGGTGACCCGCGCGGAAAGCCTGCAGAGGTTTATAATTGCCGTTGCCGTATGATCCAGCTTGTGAACGGCGTAGAGTTCCGCGCAAAACGTCGCATCCGGGACGAAAATGGTCAAAATGTCGTCGTGGATAATATCACATACAAGGAATGGGAGCGGATGAAGAAAAATGGAAGCGGACAGTCTGCAAATCGAAATCGATGATCATAGCGAAGAAGTTCGACAGGAAATTTCAGAAGCTCTGCTCCGCGCACTTGAAACATGCGGGATTCAGTGCGAATCATACGCCGCGATGCTCTGCCCAGTTGATACTGGTGCGCTCCGCAACAGCATAACGCATCAGGTGTACCCATCTGAAAAGGCTGTTCACGTCGGAACACCGCTTGAATATGGCGCCTACGTCGAACTTGGAACGGGCATCTATTATGATGGAGGAAGGCAAACACCGTGGGTGTATCAGGATGCAAAAGGAAATTGGCATTATACCCGCGGCAATAAAGCACAACCGTTTCTGAAGCCTGCACTGAATGACCACGCGGATGAGTATAGGGAAATCATTAAAAATGCGCTTGAAAATGCGTAATAGCAGAAAAAGTTTCCGCACACCCACTATTGTGGGCGTTGCGGACTTTTTTTGCCTTAAAATTATAGGAGCAACAGGTAAACACCGCGAAGCACTGCGGTTTTATACAACAGTCGTGCCGAGGAACCGGCACCGAAGAAAAGGAGACTGAACAATGGCACTTACCAGACGACTTCTTAAAGGCATGGGACTGACGGAGGAGCAGATGGACACCATCATTGAAGCGCACTCCGATACAGTCGATGGGCTGAAAGGCGAACTGTCGAAGTACAAGGCGGACGCCGAAAAGCTCCCCGGCGTGCAAAAGGAGCTGGAAGACCTGAAAGCCAAAGGAGATGACGGCTGGAAGGACAAGCACGACAAAGTCAAAAGGGAATTTGACGAGTACAAGGAAGAGCAGACGAAAAAGGAAACCAGAAGCGCGAAGGAATCCGCGTATCGTGAACTTTTGAAGGCTGCCGGTATCAGCGACAAACGTCTCGACGCGGTTATGCGCGTTACTGATCTGGACACGGTCGAACTGGAAGACGGGAAAATCAAAGGCGCTGATACGCTGAAATCGTCCATCGAGAAAGAATGGGCCGATTTTATTGTAAAGACTGACCAGAAAGGCGCGGACACCAAAAACCCGCTGAATAATGTCGGGGGCGAGACGATGACCAGAGCGGAAATTGCGGCGCTGCCGGATAGAGAGGCACGCAGAGAAGCCCGTCTCAAGCTCCTGCAAAACGAACAGTAAAGGAGACTATATATGGCTGAAACTAATCTCATCAAGAAAAATGATCTCGCGCGTGAGCGCGAAATGGAGTTTGTCGACCAGTTCGGCTATTCCATCAAGAAGCTCGTCGAGGCGCTCGGTGTGACCAGAAAGATCCCGAAACAGGCTGGCACTGTGCTGAAAGCATATAAGGCAACCGGTACGCTCGAAAGCGGCATCGTTGGAGAGGGAGAAACTATCCCGCTCTCCCATTACAAGGTTGAGCCTGTGAACTATGCGGAGATCACCCTCAAAAAGTGGCGCAAAGCTACGTCTGCGGAGGCGATCACCGACCGTGGTTACGATCAGGCCGTCGAAATGACTACCACCGAAATGCTCCGCGATGTGCAGCGCAGCATCCGCAAGAGCTTCTTCGATTTCCTTGCGACTGGAACTGGCGCTGTGTCCGGCAAGGACTTTCAGAGCGTGCTTGCACAGGCGTGGGGCAACCTTCAAGTTCTCTTTGAGGATGACGAGATCGGCGCGGTCTACTTCCTCAATCCGCTGGATGTTGCTGACTATCTGGCGAGTGCGAACATCACGCTCCAGACTGCGTTCGGCATGACCTACGTTGAGAATTTCCTTGGCCTCGGCACTGTGATTCTCAACTCCAGCGTGCCGAAGGGCAAGATTTACGCCACCGCGAAAGACAACATCGTCCTCTACTACATCCCGGTCAATGGTGCCGACCTCAACGAAGCGTTTGCGTTTACTTCCGACGCGACCGGATATATCGGTATCCATGAGCAGCCGGACTATACCAACATGACCGCATCTGACACGGTAGTCAATGGTATGGTGCTGTTTGCAGAGCGCCTTGATGGTGTTGTTGTCGGCTCGATCGACAACGGTACACTTGGTGCGCTGACCGTGACGTCCGCAGCTGGTACCGCTACCGGCGACACGAAGCTGACTGTTTCCCCGGCGAAGGCCGCAAAGGGCAACAAGTACAAGTATAAGTCGGCGGAAACCACGGCTCCCATCGTTGTATACGGAGAGAACGTGCAGAGCTGGAATGACTGGGATGGAAAGTCTGATCTCACCATCACGAGCGGCCACAAGGTCACTGTTGTTGAGTGCGATGGCAACTTCCACGCGCTGAAATCCGGCAACGCAACCGTTACCGTAAAGTAATTTAGGAGGGGCGCAATGCTGACAGAATTATGCGGACATTTGAGGAATTGGTTTGACCGTGAACGGTATGCCGGAACCTTCACCGTAGAAAATGGCAGTATTGCGCTTCCTTTTCTTCGGGAAGGACAGTATTTTAGGATTCTTGGCTCGACGTTCAACGACGGTGTGCATCAATACCCAGCCTATGGGCTAACGGACGAGGCGTTTGACGGCGCTGTGTGGGCACTTGCAATACCGCCGTCCGTCTTGGCCCTTGACGCAGAAATCGAGGCATGGCAGGACAAGAACGGCGACACAGCAGCGTCACCGTATAGCTCGGAATCGTTCGGCGGGTATTCTTACTCACGGGCGACGGATGAGAAAACTGGCGGCGCAGTGACGTGGCAGAGCGCATTCCGCAGCAGATTGAATCAGTGGAGGAAATTATGAGCCTTTTGAATGACTTCGCCCGCCCTTGCGTGCTCATGGAGAAACACAGGGAGCCGGACGGTGCTGGTGGATATGTTACCACATGGACGGAGGGCGCGGCGTTTTCGAACTATCAAGCGCTGGACACGTCGATGGAAGCTCGCCGTGCGGAGAAAGAGGGCGTTACAAGCGTCTACTCGGCGCTCGTTGACAAGGCTGTGCCGATTGAGTACGGCGACTATTTCCGGGACACAGAAACCGGTACGACGTACAGAGTAACGTCAAACCCGGAAGAAAAGCAAGCGCCGCGCTCCGCGAGTTTCGCCCTGAAATATTTTACGGCGGAAAGGAAAGAGTTACCGGCATGACGAAAGATAAAGCATTACACGCATGGTTCGGCCAGTTTCTCCCCGCCTATCCGGCGTCCTCCGTGCCGGGGGACGCCGTTTTTCCGTGGTTGACCTATGATCTTATTCTCGGAGCGTGGGACAGCGGAGAAGCATCAATCACGGTAAACCTCTGGTATTACACCGAGAGCGAAGCAACCCCAAATGCAAAGGCACAGGAGATTGCGGACGCTATTGGAATGGGAGGCGTTTTTGTTTCTTGCGACGAGGGCGCGATTTGGCTGAAACGCGGCACTCCGTGGTGTCAGGCGATTAAAGACGATTCTGAGCCAAACGTCAAACGGCGGTATCTCAATATCACCGCCGAATTTATCACACCAAACTGAAAGGACTGATTTTATATGGCAAAGTTTACGAAAATCCCCGCCGATACGTTCAAACAGCTTCAGATCAATGCGGGCATCATTCTAAAAGATTTCACCCCGGCTTCTGGCACGTTCAAAGCCGCTGACCAGCTCGGCGCGACAACCGGAGGTGTCACGTTCACCGCTACGCCGACGTTTTCCGATTATGGTGATGACGTTGACAACTGCCCCAAGAATATGAAGGAACTGAAGCGTCAGGAATCCATTGAGGCGAAGGCCAGCGGCACGTTTGTCACCATGTCCACCGCCGTTGCGAAGTCTCTGATTGCTACGGCGGACATTGACGCACAGGATTCTACGAAGATCGTTCCGCGCCTTGATTTGGCCGATTCTGATTTCGATGATCTTTGGATCGTCGGTGACTATTCTGACAAAAACGGCGAGCAGAAGGGCGGCTTCATCGCAATCCACATGATGAACGCACTCTCTACCGGCGGATTCCAGATGAAAACCAGCGACAAGGCAAAGGGCCAGTTTGCGTTTGAGTACACGGCACACTTCGCAATGGCGGAGCAGACAAAAGTTCCGTATGAAATCTACATCAAAGCTGGCGATGCGGACGCATAAGGAGGAAACATGAAACTTTCTGAACTGAGTACGGATCGCGCGGCGGATGTGCTGTGCGAGATTTCCGTTTTCCTGCTCAATATCACGAGCGACGAGGATGTCATCACATCTCTGAAACTCAACACAAAGGAAGCGAAAACCGTTGCAGAGAAATATGCAATGGCGGCAAATCGCGTCAGCCAGTGGGTGCCGATGCTTCTGAAAAACCATAGAGAAGACGTGTTCGGCATCCTTGCAGTTTTGAACGAAAAAAATGTCGATGACATCCGGGAGCAGAAGATCGTGGAGACACTGCGGCAAATCAGGGAAATCGCGCAGGACAAGGAATTCATTGATTTTTTCTCATCGTGCGTATCGGAGGGGAAAGAGTAACACTCTCCCTTCTGGATGCGCCGAAAATTTCAGCGCCCGCACTCATTCGACTCCTTCCCGTTTTGATTCGGCAGCGGAGGGAAAAGTGGTTGTTTGATGATTATATGTCGCGCTGTGCCAGAGTTTTAACAGAGAACACTGCAAAACTTGTGGGCGGACGGTATATGCAGTCGGATCTTGATGAAATATTGCGTCCGAAGAAAGAAGACACGCGCTCTTGCGAGGAAATTACAGCTGATATTGTGCGGCGGTGTGGATTGGTGGTGGAAGAATGAATTTACTGGATATTGTGGTGAAGATCACCGCTGATTCATCAGGCGTGGATGATGGAATGGATTCCGCGAAGAAGAAAGTGACATCGTGGAAGGATAATGTCGGGAAAGCGGCGAAAACTGCGGCGAAGGGATTTGCTGTTGCAGCAGCGGCCACGACGGCGGTCATCGCTGGAATTAGTAAGGTTATCGATGCGACTGAGGAATATCGTGTTGCACAGGGCAAACTGAACGCCGCCTTTGAAACTGCCGGATATAGTGCTGAGACGGCACAGGAGGCTTACACTGGCCTTTACAAAATCCTCGGTGACACGGATACCGCCACAGAAACAGCGCAGCTCATGGCGAAACTGGCACGCAACCAAGAAGATTTCGCAACGTGGACGAATATCGCCGCTGGCGTAAACGGCACGTTTGGTGATTCGCTTCCCATCAACGGACTTATTGAGGCCGCAAACGAGACGGCAAAGGTTGGACAGGTTACGGGCGTTCTGGCGGATGCGTTGAACTGGGCCGGTATTTCCGAGGATGACTTCAATGAATCACTTGCGAATTGCTCCGGCGAGGCGGATCGTAACAGCTTGATCATGAATACCCTGTCCGGTACATATTCCGATGCGGCGGATTCTTTCTACAAAAATAACGAGCAGGTAATCAAATCACGCGAAAATCAGGTGAAGCTGCAGGAATCGACTGCGAAACTCGGCGAGAAGTTCCAAGAACTGAAAAACAATTTCCTCGATAAACTGACCCCAACATTCATCACGGTTATGGATGCAGGCATGCAGTTTATCGATAAAGTCTCAAAGGCCCTTGACGATTCTGGCCTCATTGAGGCAATCGGATCGATCCTCGAAATTGCAGTTGGATTGCTCGACCCGCTCGCAGATCTGATCGCAACTTTCCTCCCGGCATTGAAGGTTGCTCTTGATCCTGTCGCAAAAGTGCTCGCGTTAATTGCTGATGCTGCGAACGTCGTAGCCGGTATTTTTACATGGGATTTTAACCGGATCGGCACGGCACTCGGTATGAATGTTTCGAAGGGCCAGTTATCTACCTATCAGAAGGTTGTCTATGGAGATACGCTCAAGAGCACGTCTTATAGTGAATCCGCAGGCGGATGGACTGGAACGGGTGGTTATATTGAGGCTGGAACCGGGAAGTATGTGCCTTACTCGGCGAGCAATTCCACGACGAATAATTACAACATCAACATTGATTCGTCAAACGTGCAGCAATTTAACGATGTTGTAAACATCGCGCAAAATCAGCGCAGAACCAGCAGAATGGGAGGCGGCTAATATGGGTTATAAACAGGAGCGCCGCAGAGTGGTACGGATGGGAGGCGCGTAAATGGGAACATATACGCTTTATGGCGCAAAGTCAGGTGGTTATCGATACAACGATCCTAACACGCATTATTCCGGAACCACAATAGGAACCGGATTTAATGAGCAGATGGCCGTTTCATTCGCTCAACTTCCAACCGAAATCAAATACAAGAAGATTTTAAGTATTACGCCGAGTGTTTATGCAACGCTCGTATATCCAAGTACATCATATCTTACGATGTACTCTGAGTTTCTTAAAAAGGAAACGGACCCAGATACAATAACGTACAACACAGCCATCACGGGAGGTCTTGCGAGTACTGGTGTCCCATCTACAAGTTTGCCTGGATGGGTTACATTCAATTATAATAGCGATATAAATGTAATAAGACCTGCCCTGTTGTATGGTATTGTTTTTAACGCAAGCGCATTTTGGTCGTTATATTCAACGCTAAGTAGTTATTCCCCTTATGTGGTAATTGCTTATGATGATGTTGACATCACTCTAAAATTATCACCATCTGGATCGAATACTTATTTGACACAAGCTCGCTCAAACACATTCAAATGGTTTTCGTTTCCAAGCAGCTATCTCAGTGTTGAACAGGTCAAACAAACTTCTGCGCAATTTCAGTGGCGCGTTGGTTCTTCTGGAACGATTCACTCAATTTCTGTTGGTGCATCTGACACGAACGATGCTACTGATTTGTCTGTGCCAGCTGGTACATTCCCAGCAGGAGAAATCCAGTGGCGTGTTATTGCGACCGCAAATAACGGTACAACGGCTACGATGGATTGGCAGACCTCGACAGTTCTTGCTCCTGAAATCGGCTCTCCATCTCCGACATCCGGTTATGTTGCAAAGGGAAAAGATAACCGATTCTCATGGCGTCTTGTGCAGAGAGTGTCCCCGACCAGCCAGTATCCGCTGTCCGTAGACCAAGCCAGCGCAACATTCCAGTGGCGCACGAGCGAAAGCGCAGCAATCACATCAATTTCCTGCGGTACGGCATCCTCTGTGACGATTCCGTCTGGTACATTCACGACGGACCGCATCCAGTGGCGCGTAACGGCTGCCACTGCTGAGGGTGCTTCGGCTACCTCCGATTGGTTCACGCTTTCCACTCTGGAGGCCGCGGGGACAGCCGAAACTGTTTCGCCGAAAGGCATCGTAATTGATTCCAGTGTCGACAACGTATTTACATGGCGGCACATTATCTCGACGGGCACGGAGCAGACAAAGGCTGAACTGCAAATTTCGTCGGACAACAGCACATGGACGGCACTGGCAACAGTGAACAGCTCCAGCAATTCCTACACAGTTCCGGCAAACACGCTCGGAACTGGAACGAAGTATTGGCGCGTTCGAACCTATAACACCGACAACGTGGCCAGCGAATGGAGCGCGTCGGCACAGTTCGTTTCAGTCGGTGCGCCGGATGCTCCGGTGGTCGTCATTCAGTCCACAGCGCCGCGTCCCTCAATCAGCTGGCAAGCAACCGGACAGCAGGCCTATCAAGTTGAGATCGACGGTGTGACGGCCAGCGGAACGCGGTTCGGCACCGACAAGCGCTATCGCTCGCCAGTCTATCTGGCCGACGGCAACTACACGGTGCGCGTCCGTGTGCAGAACGAATACGGCTTCTGGTCGCCGTGGGGCACGGCGGCGCTCCCGGTCACAAACATACCGGGCGGCGCGATCACGCTGACGGCAAGTACCGAAAACGCAGTAACGCTTGCATGGGTGGATTCCGACAACTACGATTTTTACATTGTATACCGGGACGGGACACCGATTGCAAAGGCGGAAGATCCAGGATATGTGGATAACATGGCGATTGGCGCCTGCACATATCAGGTGCGCGGCTGCTATTCCGACAACGATTATTACGGCGTTTCTGCCGAAGTCTCTGTCTCGGTCACGCCGGAATACAACGTCTTGTATGATATGGACGCCGGAGAATGGCTGACCATGAAGTACAGCGGCCTGACCAATCAGCCGGTTACTAGAAGTATTAGCCGCTCGATTGCAGAGGTAAGACTTTCCGGGTACACATATCCAGTTGCGGAGCGCAGTAAAGCGAAAACTGCGACCTATGACGGGAATGTCGTATTCTTAAACAGAGACAGCGCCGAGAAGTTCGAGGGCATGATCGGACATCTGGTTTGTTTGAAACTGCATCCGTCGGGAGGCTGCATCGGGTATCTGAATGAGGTTTCGGGAGAGGTCAACCAATACAAGAGTGTGTATTCGTTCATGGTGACACAAATCGAGTACGAGGAGGAGATTGACATTGATTCGTGACATTTTCTTCTCTGTAAATGTTTTGCGGAATGGGGCGCATTATGCGTCCCTCCGCTGGAAACGCGATTCTGCTCCAAATGTATATACGGATAAAAACGCAAAAATTAAATCGAGTTTTGCAGGGACATTTCTTTACGATCCCAATATCAACTATCTATCTGATGAGCTGCAACCCACAATTTCCATCAATGGCGTGGAAAACTCATTGGGAATTTTCCGTATCACGACGTACAAGGAAATGACCGAAGAAGACGGTCGCTGGGTGGCGATTGAAGCATACGATCGGAGCTGGAAACTGTCCACGATCAAAACGGAAAGCATCAAGCATTTTTCCGCTGGCTCGTCGTACATAACTATCGTCCGGCAAATGCTGACGGAGGCCGGGATTTCTCTTGTGATTGCGACACCATCTGAAGCGACGCTACAAACCGACCGGGAAGACTGGCAAATTGGAACTGACTATCTTACAATCTGTAACGCGCTGCTTGATGAGATCAATTATGATCCCATTTGGTTTGATGCAAACGGTGTGGCGCGTCTGACGCCGCATGAGACGCCGAGCGCATCGAATATTGATCACCAGTACAGCACGACAGATATTCGTTTTCGCGCCCCTGTCGGTCTGTCAGCGAGCCAAGAGAACGACTTTTTTGATGCACCGAATGTGTTTGTTGCAATTTGCTCAAACCCGGATTTAGATGCGCCTATGGTCGCCAGAGCAGAGAATGATAATCCATCGAGTTCTATTTCCACGTTCAAGCGTGGCCAGAAGATCACAAAGGTTGTAAAGGTTGATAATATCGCCAGCCAATCTGCATTGCAGGCGTATGTAGAAAACATCCGCAATCAATCCATGCTCGGCACGAAGACGATCACGTTTCAGTCGTTGGCGGAGCCAGGGCACGGCATCGGGGATGTTATTGCAATCGATCATCCGACCATCGGCGGAATCTACGAAGAAACCGGATGGTACATCGAATTGAAGGAAGGTAGCATGATGAAGCATACGGCAAAGAGGGCGGTGATTGCATGATAGGAGTAACGAGTTTTTTTGATACAGACGAAACGGCGCAGAAGCCACAACCTGAATTTATGCTTGCGACCGTTGGCGCAAAGTATACCGATGGACTGTCTCTGATCTTTGACGGGCAGACAGAGGCAACCGCAAAGCACTATAAATGCAACACGTCCGTTACATTCAGTGCGGGAGATCGAGTTAAAATCTGCCGTGTATCCGGAACTTACATTGTCGAGTACGTTGTGGGAAAACCGAAATAAGGAGAAAGAATATGGATTCTGGGATTATCACGATCATTGTAGCAATCCTCGGCTCGTCTGCGCTGACGACCGTCGTCCAGGCAATCGTCAGCGCGATCCAAAAGAAGAAAGGCAAGGGCGACGCGCAGAGCGCCCACCTGAAGGCAATCGACGAGAAGATTGACAAGATCACGAGATTGCAGGATGAGCAGTATTTAAGCATCCTACGCCTCACGATCATGTCGGACGAGATGCCCATGTCAGAGCGGCTGATCGCCGGGAAGAAGTACGTCAATCGCGGCGGCAATGGGGATGTCAAAAAGGCGCTCCATAAGCTCGAAGAGCAGTGCGAGGCCGGGCGGCATGAAAGTTAATTACACAAAGACGGCGCTGGCGCTCATTATCACGGTTGCGGTCGTGCTGATCGTGCTGTGCGCCTGCGGCCTCCCGGTGGTGGAGGTCACGATTGCGTGGATCGGCTTGCTGGCGACGGCGCTCGGCGTCTACCAGTGGAAAACGAAAAATGAAAACCGCGCGAAGTACGCGCAGAAATTCATGGACGAATGGGCCGAGAAATACGGCCCGGACTCCGTGGCTCAGATCATGGAAATTGTGTTGAAGGACTGAAAGGAACAAAACGATATGAGAGAACTGAACGCCTGCCCGTTATGTGGGTATTTCCCAGTGCTGAAACAAGTCGGAGACGATAAAAATCTCTTGGTGTACCAATGCGCACATTGTGGCTACATTGCCGCGAAAAACCATGAGGCAAAATACACAAAATCCGGCGCCATGAAAGTTTGGAACAAAGGGACGGAAAAAGCATAATGAAGGGAGTACATAACATGGACAAAATTATGAAACGGATTTCGAATCTGCTGAGCGTGAAGTCGTTGGTGACGCTGCTGCTGACGGTGGTGTTCACGGTGCTGGCGCTGCGGGGTGATATCACAGGGAAAGACTTCTTGACGATCTTCCTGATGGTCATCACGTTCTATTTCGGCACGCAGAGCCAGAAGGCGCAGGACGCGATGGACGCGAAGGGTGATAGTGATGGTACCAATTAAAACGATGCTTGCCCATCGGGCCAACTACGGCGCGAAGCGCGGCGGGCCCATTGAGTGGCTTGTCATGCACTACACGGCGAATGACGGCGATTCCGATACCAGTAACGGCAAGTACTTCCAGCAGCCTTTGAACCCGGTGGCCAGCGCCCACTTTTTCGTGGACGATGATTCCATTACGATCTCCGTGCCGGAGGACTATGTAGCCTACCACTGCGGCGCGTATCACTACACACACCCATTCTGCCGGAACTACAATTCCATCGGGATCGAGATGTGCGACGCGAAGCGCGACGGGAAGGTCATGGCGACGGCGAAGACTATCGCCAATGCCGCAGACCTCACCGCAATGCTCTGCGAGAAGTATAACATCCCGGTCGATCATATCATCCGGCACTATGATGTGACGGGCAAGCTCTGCCCGAAGTACTGGGTGGACGATCCGGAGGGTATCAAGAAATTCCGTGAGATGGTAAAGGAGAGGATTGAAATGGTAAGCAAGTGCAAGATGATTGTTGACGGAAAACCCGTCGAGGTTGAACGTATCCTAAAAAACGGAACCAACTATGTGAAAATCCGCGACGTGGCCGGGGCGCTCGGTCTTTCCGTTTCCAATCAGGGGAACGTTCCGGTGTTGATGACCAAGAAGGGGTGATTTGATGTCGCCGCAGGCGCGGTATAATCTACCGCCTGAATTATCCGGCCTGATGCGTGGAGAAATGGAGACCGTTATTTCCCAAGCAAACCTCGGGCAGGAAAATGAGCGCATTGCACAGCTCTATTATATCGATAAGCGCCCTCAGATTGACGTTGCATCTGAGTTGTATCTTGGGCGAGCTACCGTGCAGCGGCGGCTCCCCGGAATTCTCGACCGAATGAGAAAGACATCTAGCCGACTATATAGTTAAACCCGAAACGGGCGAAAATGATGCACAATCGCGGCACATAAACCCGAAAAATAACCCATACTGGACACGTTGAGAGGTGTCCGGTATGGGTTTTTCTTTTTACAATCCAAATCCCGCGCGGCGTCAGGTTGGGGATTGCCCTGTTCGGGCGATTTGCAAGGCGACCGGTAAATCGTGGGATGAGGTATATGTCGCGCTTGCGCTTCATGGGTTTGAGGTTGGCGATATGCCCTCCGCAAACGCTGTCTGGGGAGCGTATCTGAACCAGCTTGGCTATGCCCGGCATGGCGTACCAAGCTCCAACCCGGACACATACACAGTTGCGGAGTTCGCGCGTGACCATCCGATCGGTACATACATTCTTGCGCTTGCAACCCATGTGGTCTGCGTCAGGGATGGAGATTGGTTTGACACATGGAACTCCGGAAGCCAAACACCGCTTTATTTTTGGGAAAGGAACGAATCTGAATGTATGGACAGTACCAACCGCCGATGAGCTACCAACCATTTTATCAGCCGCCGATGCAAGACCAGCTCATGCAGCTTCGCCAACAGTATCAACCGCAGCAGCCGCCCCAGCCTATGGCGCAAATGCCGCAGCCTGCCCAGAGCATGATTTGGGTGCAGGGTGACGCGGGTGCAAAGAGCTACCTCGTCGCGGCGGGGAACACGGTTCCACTGTGGGATAGCGAGAACCCGTGCATTTATATCAAGAGCGTGGACGCGTCCGGCGTTCCGTCCATGAGGGTTCTGGATTACACGGAGCGCACGGGCGCGAGGACACCAGCACAGCCGATCATACCGGCCAGCGGGGAATTTGTCACCCGAAGAGAGTTTGAAGCGATGGAAGCACGTGTGAACGCGCTGGCGGCTGCTGGCGCGGAGAACAAGAAGGAGGAACACCACAATGCCGAACCCACTGTTTAACGCGCTTGGCGGCGGCAGAGCGCCGCAAATGCCCGGCCAGATGGGGCAGTTTCAGAGAATGATGCAGCAATTCCAGCAATTCAAGGCGAACTTTAATGGCGACCCGAAAGCCGAGGTTGAAAAAATGATGCAATCCGGCAAGCTCACGCAGCAGCAGTTAAACCAGCTTCAGGCCGTTGCGCGGCAGTTTCAGGGTCTTTTGCAATAATCAATCCGTGGCCACGGTTGATAATATATTTTCTTCAAGGAGTACGACAAAATGAGCCTTACCGATGGTACGACTATGACTATGCCGGTAGCACCTACTGGCATGGGCGGCAACGGCTGGGGCGGCTTCGGCGGCGATGGCGGATGGTGGTTTATCATCCTGTTCCTCGCGATCTTCTGCGGCTGGGGCGGCAATGGCTGGGGCAACAACAATGGCGGCGGTGCGACGGATGGATACATCCTTGCATCCGATTTCGCCAACATTGAGCGCAAGCTTGACGGCGTCAACAACGGCCTGTGCGACGGCTTCTATGGGATGAACACCAGCGTCCTGAACGGATTTGCGGGAGTCACGCAGGCGGTCAACAGCGGATTCCAGACGGCGGAGCTATCCCGCGCGAACCAGCAAGCCGCGCTGATGCAGCAGCTTTTCCAGATGCAGATGCAGTCTCAGAACTGCTGCTGCGAGAACCGGGAAGCAATCGCACAGGTGCGGTACGACATGGCTTCGCAGGCGTGCGACACGCGCAACACCGTCCAGAACGCCACGCGGGACATCATCGACAACCAGAACAGCAACAGCCGAGCCATTCTTGACTTCCTGACGCAGAGCAAGATGCGCGATCTCGAAAACGAGAATCAGGGGTTGCGGCTGGCGGCGTCTCAGTCTGCGCAGAGTGAAGCACTCAAGGCATACATGAGCGGCCAGTTCGCCTATTACAACCCGCGTCCGGTTCCGTCGTTTTCGGTTCCCGCACCGTATCAGTTCGCCGGGTGTAATGGTTCGCAGTATGTCTGCGGTGCCTGCGCCTAACAAATCCACAAATTGAGCTTTTTCGTGACCTCACGAAAATGATCGGCTCCGTGTCGATACTCACAGCAGCGGCGGGGCAATCGCTTCGCCGCATTTTATATCTATCAAAGAGAGGGTTGATTTTATGGCCGAATTTACAGCATCTAATATTCAACTTGTCGCCGCAGGCCAGAATGTGCCGTTGACGGAAACGCCCGCTGCGAGCGGTGGGTGTATCGTGCATCGCGCCGGAGCGGGCATCGTAACGCTTCGCGGTCTCACGAATCAGTGCAAGGCGCGGTTCCGCGTGGCCTTTGGCGCGAACATTGCCATTCCGACCGGTGGCACGGTGGAAGCAATCTCTGCCGCGCTGACGATCAATGGTGAACCGATTACCAGCGCGACCGCCGTTGTCACGCCTGCTGCAGTCGGGAACTATTTCAACATTTTTGTTTCGGCATTTGTAGATGTGCCGCGCGGCTGCTGCCTTACGGTTTCCGCAAAAAATATCAGCACGCAGGCGATCAATTTTGCGAATAGCAATATGATCGTCGAACGCGTGGCGTGAAAGGAGCATGAACATGAGTAAGAGAGCTATGGAGGACTTGCGGGCGACGCTCTGCGGAGAGCTTGAGGAAATCGCAAGGAAGCCCGAGCTTGGCGCTGGCGATCTCGAGATCGTCCACAAGTTGACCGACACGATCAAAAACATCGACAAAATTGAAATGCTCGACGAATCCGGTTATAGCCGGGATGCCGATTGGGATGCAAACATCCGAGGGACGTATAATCGCGGAAGCTCCTACCGTGGACGCCGCCGGGATTCTCTGGGGCGTTATAGTCGTGCCGACGCCCGCGAGCGAATGCATGAGCAGCTCGAGGACATGATGCGCGACGCGGACAGCGACGCAACCCGCGACGCTATCCGTCACTGCATGGAGCAGATCGACCGGGCATAAGGGGGGGCGCTCCAATGCTGGATGCGCTTGAAATCCGCAAGGAAATCGCGCGGCTGGAATATGAGGAATCCAGTTATCCGAACTATGCCAAGCTCGCAAATCTTTACACCATTCAAGATCGCATGGGGCACAAGGCGGAGCCGCCGGTTGAACGCCGATACTCCGCTGCGCCGCCCGCATCCGAAACGATCAACGAGTATGGGGATAGCGATTTTTTGCGAAGTATTGCAGGAAAAGACCCGGCGCAAATCTGGCCGATTATTGATGAGCTTATGGAAACCCTGTCGCTTGTCAACCACCGTGCATACGATTCAGTGCTTCGGAAGGTGCGGAACGTCTGAAATGTGTTACTTACCAAGTAACTTATAGACTGCAATTTTTTAGTTTTTGGCTGTCCGTAGATGTATTTTTCATATTTCGACATTTAGCGCCATTCCGAACAAATAAATAGAGAAAGTACCCGAAAGCAGCGCAAAACGCGCTATTTTCGGGTACTTTGGCGCGGAAGGAGAGATTCGAACTCTCGCTCGCTTTTTAGACGACTACTCCCTTAGCAGGGTATTTGGAACCTTTGAAAATACTACACATTTTCGATTTTGTTACTTACGGAGTTACTTTCGGGTCTGGCGCTGATTGAACATCAGAAGATGGAATTTGGTTGACCGCATCGACCATGCCTCGCATATTTGGATGAACATACTTCTGCGTCGTGGTGATTTTGCTGTGCCGCATGACCTCCTTGATAGTGAATGGATCAATATTTTTCGAGGCCAGTGCGGTTGCGGTGGTGTGTCTGCACGAATACGGAGTGAGCCGCCGGACACCCGCAAGCTCGAGACATTCATAGTACCGCGCATAGAAAGTGTCCTTGTTGATGCAGCAAACCTTCCCAACGCGCGAGTTGCTTTCCTCGCATAGTTCCTTCAGGACGGGCGCGAGGAAGTCCGGGAATACCATAGGCGTATCTTTTCGCTTTTGCGTTTTAATACCGCCGCCGACGATCTCATTTTTCTCGAAGTCAATCATATCCTTTTTGAGACTTTGAAGCTCCCCTGGCATCATGCCTGTGTAGATCATCGTGAGGATGAACCCAATAAAATGATCCTGCGGATATGTTTTCCATAGCTTCAGAACTTCATCGTCCGTGAACGGCTCCGGTGTTTTCTCCTCGAGCTTTGGCAGCTTGATATATTTTGAGAGGTTCACAGTGGTTCGTTTTTCTGCGATTGCAAGGTTGTAGCAGTGTGACAGCACCGTTTTCATATCACGTCGTGTATAGTATGTGCTCGCGTTGCGGTCTACGACGTCCTGCAGCTGCCGAATAGTTAGCGCGTCGATCTCACAGTCGGCAATCTCTTTTAACCGTTCAAATGCTGCGTCTGCGGCGATCTGGCGGTTGGATGAGAGCGATTGATAATCCCCACGCAGATAGGTTTTGTAATATTCCCGCACCGTTGGAGAGCATTTTTCTTTCTCCGGTGGATTTGCGGCGTATTGTAGGGCGGCACGCTTGGATGCGAAGCCGCCCTTCGTTTTTACTTTCTGGTGCATCTTTTCGTTTTCATCAAGGTAACAGGCGACTGTCCAGCGGGCCGTCCATGTTTTTCCCCGCTGATAGGCGTACCCCTGCCCATTTCCACGCGTTCTCCCTTTGCGCTCCGGTACCTGCTTTTTTCCACACCACGGGCAGAAGACCGCGCCGTCTGGAATATCCTTTTTACACTTTACGCATTGATCCAAGCAATCACCCCCGGAACCAGCCGACTGTCGGAACGAGCAAATCCACGGCCAACAAAGTAACCATGATTATGACCATAGACAGGCAGATCGCAAATAATCCTTTGATCCAGCGATCTTTTTGCGCCATTGACTTTTTGAGATCATCGATACGCGCCAAATAAACGTGCTCGATTGCGGTCATATCCTTCGGAGAAACATCGTACTGCACAGTTTCTTCCTCAAGCCCTAACCCGTCGCAGATCGCGACTATCGTTGCCATTGATGCGTTTCGCCCTCTGGATGCCAGCACCCTCGAAACAGTGGACTCCGAAATATCTGCAAGCCGCGCAACATCTCGATTTGTTAGATTTCTGTCATCAATCGTGCGCATACATCTGTCAATTAGCTTCTCAAAATCCATTCTTACACTTCTCTTTCAATCATTTTCATTCGTTTTCTCAAAAGTTTGCAGAGATATTTGTCGGATTTCGCAGCTTGCAGATATTTAGGTTGTATTTCTCGTTGTGTGGTGGTACGGTCGAATCACGGCAAACGCCGAATCACAAAGGAGGATTCCCCATGCAGAGCATCAATATCAGGTTTGAGGAAGGAAAAGTAAACATCGTCGTTGATGGCGGCCAGTTTCGGAATGTGGAGGCATTTTCCCTTGAATACATAAAGGGAGGAAAACTCTGGTTTAGCTGCCTCTCTGAAACCGGAGATGGCCACAAAGAACGGACGATGTTTAGCTGATTTCAGTATGACAGCCTTTCGACAAAAGTGCAATCAAAATGATTCGACTGTTTCTGCACAGTCTATTCTCCTGAACCATCATTTTTGAGTGCACAGATTGCGCGATAAACGCGAATGGCGCCTGCGGCAACAGCAGCAATATAAGCGACATAGAGAATCCGAAGGTTTGTCGCACCGACGATCCATTGCACAACGACACCGGCAATGACAATAAGTAAAGCAAGCGAGATCACACCGTTACGGATGATTTTGTGCTTTTCTTCCGCACTGAGAGTGCTTTCACTTTTCTCCCGGATTTCCCACGAATGGCCGCAGTTTTGGCAAAGGCAGATTTTCTTTGTGCGCATGACCGCCCGCTCGCTGCCGGTACGCTTGCGCCAGAACAGGTTCGACAGGCCAAGTGTGCAGACCGCGACGATCCCACGCGCGAGGTTGTTCATGTGCCCGTCAAATCCGACACCATACTTTTCTGTTTCACTGCCGATCTGGTGCATGGTGATTGTTACATTTTCGCTGCCGCATTGAGGACAAATCATTTTGTTCCCTCCTAAAATAATGTCTGTATGTCCAATATATAACAAATTCCGAGAAAATGCAACTGCGAAGAGTACAATAATATACTTCCAAATATTTTAGAGTACAAATACATCTTGAAATTATAGAACGAATGTTTTATAATTCTGGTATTGCCTCATACGAATCAGCCGATACGAAGGAAGAAGGAGCAAAGGAATGAATGATAGAGCATGGCTGGAACAGGAGATCGCGCGGCTGATGCAGCGCGCAACGGATGAGGAGCTTGACCTCCTCTGGCGGTTTTTGAAAACGATGGTCAACAAATAGCATACATAGCAAATGGGCACAGGGGTCATTTCCCCTGTGCCCATTTTTCGGCGATTTCGGCAAGTATCTCCCATTCTTTAACGCCGAGCTGGCTAACGATTGATATAAAACGTTTCCTTGCTGCGTCATCCGGGTCGTTCATAACTTTCCCGAGGAACTCTGCGATTTCCTGATTTTGCGTCAACTCCTTCATCATTTCACCCTCTCCGGTGCGAAGCCATGTTTCGTTGACATTAAACTCTTTGCAAATAAGCCGTAAAAATGGCTCATTCGGTTCTGTTTTTGCACCTTCAAGGTTAGTGATTACACCCCGCGTTGTTCCAAGCCGTTCTGCAAAATCAGTCTGAGATAATCCGGTTTTTTTTCGGATGGCTTTTATGCGTTCATTGATGGTCATTTAGGACACCTCCTAAAACTATTATACACAATATAAATGTATTGTCAATACAAAAATATTTATTCAAAAGCGCAAAAATGTATTGACAAAACAAAAATAAGGGTCTATAATGTAGTCACAATACATCAAGCGACATAAAAATGTCGTATGGAAGCGAGGTGAATCAAATGCCCGAGGAATCCAAGCAGGCTCTAAAAAACGTCGGCGTTGACGTTGACAAGCTCGACGCCGAGCAGATTCAGAGATTGAGCGACATTGCATACGGGATGCTTCTTGTAAAAGAAGCGCAGCCGAAGAAGGAGGAATAATCATGGAACGTATGACGCTGGAAGAACTAAAGCAATCGGACGCGCCGATCATTACGCCGGAGATGGCTTCGTGGTTTTTGGGGTGTAATCCCCACGAGCTGCGGCTTCGGGCGCGGCAGAACCCCGCCGGACTTGGATTCCCGGTGTGCTGCATCGGGAGCCGCGTAAAAATACCGAGAAAGCCGTTTCTGGCGTTTCTCGGGGAAAAGGAGGAAGGAATATGATCTCGAAGAGAGAATGGTACGCCGCGCTGCGGCGGATGTTGAAGCGCGTGGCCCTGATTCTGGGAGGCGTGTTCATGATGGCGGCGTTCTTTTACTGGCTTGTGTGGGGCTTTCGCCTCGACGCTGCTGTGATGGCGACAATGTCTGTCGCGCTGGTGAGGTACGGGATGGCATGATTGGCTGGATCTGTTATCTCGTCTCCCGGCTCAGGGCGGCGTGGAAAGCGCTGGAGGACGCCGCAGAGAGGCAGAGAAATTATTGGGACGGCAGTTGACATTTCG